CATGATGTTGATATTACTAAACACAACACGTCCTTGATGTGATGGCCCCAAGATCTCGAGTTGCAAACTAATATATTCACCATTACCGGCTTTTGTCGGTTTAAGATCAGCTTCCTTTACTTTTGCCTGATACCAGCCAGCGGGTAATACGTCAAAATCACTACCAGCGGGTAATTCGTTCGTGTTTATAGTTCTGCCTAACATTGCCATGATATTTATTCCTCATTGTTTAAAAAAAGTTTTGGTTTTTTACTGCTCATTTAATATTGATTCATCAATTTGATCTATCAGATCAATCTAAATCTAACAAATCAATCTTAAAACTAGGTTTTGACGGTTTAACAGTGATAGCGGGTGATATTATCGCTTTAATATCATCATGCGTTGCATCCCACGCTTTAATATTTAATTTTGGCTCCCACCTAAAAAGTTGAGATAACACGCCGCTACTAACTTGATGCTCGTTTGCAATCTCATGCAGCAGATCAGCGTTAACCTTGTGATCCAATCTACAAGCAATAGTTGCTTTGTGGGTTTGAGTCTCTTTTTTTGTTGTGCCTGCAATATCTGTATTGATATCGAGATACTCAACAATAGTTGACTCTATAGATCGCCTCTCTTTTGCGCTTTCGCGCTCCAGTTTTTTTAGCTCACACCAATTATTAATTAGCGTTTGCATATCAGATAGCTTTTTCATTGCGCCACCCCCATGATTTTATTGATGATTAAACCCAGGTCGGGGGATTCCCAAAATGATAGCTTCCCGCTTCGGTCTTTTGCAGTCCATCTACCGTCACTATCGCACATTAAAGCGCGGTGCGTGTTGCCCTCGTTATCTTTTTCGACTCTTAGAGCCAGTACCTCATCAAAAAAGTACGGCAACCCTTGAGCGGCTTTGTTAGATGGTATTGATGGGTAGTAGAGCATATTGCCCACTTCATCCTGTGCTTTTTCTAACTTTGCAGTCATATAGACGTTTTTCGATGGGAGATCCCTAAATTGACGGATGACATCTTGCATGACCTCTTGCATTGCTCCATACGCTTGCCTCGGGTCTTTTGAATCCTTTTTTTCTTTGTTGAGCACTACCTCACCAATCTCAGAAATACTATCAATAGCTACGCTTTGGAATTGCATAGCCTCTTGAGATTGTGTTAGCCAGTCATAAGCCTCTTTTAAGTCGCCGATGCTGCCAATCTCTATAAATGGTATATCACTACCGCTTAAAGATAACAGGCCACCCTCAGCGGATAAAATGATTGGGTTTGGTAAGGTTTTGATCAGTGATGTTTTACCTGCTCCGCTTAGACCGTACACGAGCAACTTAACGCCGTTCGTGTGTAGTCCTGCGGTGCTTTTAATGCTAATAGCCATTTAAAGCCTCCATTGTTTAATATCTGTTTAATATCAAATTGTATATTTACAGCTCTGTTAGCAATGCTTGTCGAACTGTTATTAAATAATATAGATGTTGCTTGCAAAAAAGCAAATATAAATTATAAATAAATTAGTAATTTTATTTTTGTAAAATTAATTGTATAAGTGCTACCCTATATTTTATATTTTTAAATAATGGAGTAATGTAGATGTGTAATGTTAGTATAGATATCAATCGAATTGATGAGAGCCTGTTAAAAGACAAGCTAAAAGATCGAAAAATAACAGTTATAGCTGATGCGGCGGGTGTTAGTCGATCAACTATTTACAAGTGGCTACATGATAAGCAGCCCATCAGCGCAAAGACTGCAGCAAAATTGGTAAATTATTTGCTATCCACTTAAAACAGTATTATTAATTAATTAGTATTTTTTTTTTATAATTTAGACTAAGGCAGATCATAATATCATCAGGAGAGGGACACCCACAATGGCGAATATAGAGCATATTAATAGCAAGTTGAAACAGCTTAATAATCAATCAATCAATAAATCATTATACAATCATCAGTCACTATCTCATAAAACAGCAGATGAGCAAATCAGAGCCGCTATGCTTGAGCAGGGCATAGAGCCGCCAATCAATATACAAATCCCGTCGAAGGAGTTTGTTAGATTCTCCAAAACAGGAAACGGCAATAAAAAACCGCGCTTTTATCGTTTTGATATGATTAATGGCATTGTCTATGGGGTGTTTGGTTGTTGGTCAGAAAACAAAACTATCAATTTTAAACAGCAGACAGATAGAGCACTGACAGCGCAGGAGATCGAGCTATTCAACATTGCCAAAAAAAATCTTGAGATTGAGACTAAAAAACAAAAAGAGCAGCAGCAACAAAACGCGATTAAAACGCTCCAACAGATATGGGAGGGGTTGCCTGACGCTACAGATGACCACCCATACCTGATCAATAAAAAAATAAATAACCACGGGCTGAGGGTCACAATAGGCGATGATCGGCTTGTTTACCCGCTCTATAATGATGATGGCGAGCTGTGCTCAATACAGTATATAAGCGGGGATGGTAAAAAACAAAATTATAGAGGGGTGAGCGCTAAAAATTTAGTTAATGTTTTAGGCCATACAGATGATGCTCAGAGGGTATTTATTGCAACTGGATACTCAACATGCGCCTCAATTTTTGAATCAACTAATGAGCCTGTTATCTCTGTTCTTGGTGATAGTAATTTGCAGGGGGGTGTTGAGTACGCACTAAAGCACTACAGTAGCGCTAAAATATTTTTAATAGTTGATAATGATTCAGACAAAAAAAACAGCGGCCAAAATGCAGCCGCCAAAATCATCAGTGATTACCCATCAATTAATAGTTTAATTATACCAACGGTCGGCCATGATGCAAATGATTATGTAAATAGTGGGGGTGATCTTAAAGCGCTCATTGATGATTGTGATCAATCAGATGATGAGTGGCTTGTTGAAGCAGATGATTTTTGTTCTAAGCCTGCACCCATAAAATGGTTAGTAAAAAATTGGATACCTCAGAACTCACTTATAATGATGCATGGGCCAAGTGGCGGAGGAAAAACTTTTGCAGTGCTTGACATGTGCTGTCATATAACAACAGGCGCGACAGAATGGCAAAACCATATAGTTAAAAAGGGGTCTGTTGTCTATCTGGCTGGTGAGGGGCATCAGGGACTTAAAGCAAGGTTGGCAGCATGGAAACAGCAACACGGAGCCGACACGCTCGGTCAGTTTTATTTATCAAGAGGTGGATGCAATTTAAATAGCGTCGAGGGACTATCACTTGTTACAGAGCAGATTGATAAATTAAAAGAGACACCATCTTTAATTGTTGTTGATACTCTACATAGATTTTTAGATGGAGATGAAAACACGGCCAAGGATGCTAAATCAATGCTAGACGCTTGCGCGGAGCTTACATATAGATACAACTGTTCTGTTATGCTAGTGCACCACACGGGCGTTTCAGCGGAGTCTCAGCACAGGGCGCGGGGCTCTTCAGCGTGGCGTGGTGCTCTTGATATAGAAATAAGCGTCCAACCCAAAGATGGTGTTATCGAATTTATCCAATATAAAAATAAAGATGCAGAGCTTACAAAACCCAAAGTTTTTGAATTGGAATCTGTTGAAATAGATGGTTGGTTTGATGATGATGATGAGCAAGTGACGAGTGCAGTAATTAAACAATCTGATAGAGTACCGACCCCGAAAAAAGATAAAGCAGCGGAGAATCACAGTAAAACTTTTAGTGACGCTTGGGTAAATAGTAGTCAAGAGTTGGTTGATAATAAACCATACATAACAAAATCTAATGTCAGAGATTATCTGCAAACGCTGGTCGATGAGGGCGAGATCACGGCAGGAACGGCCAAACAGGCCATAAAATCATCAAATAAAAGGGGGTTGATTGGTTGCTTGATGATCAAAGGGATCATAAAAGAGTGCCAGGATGGTTGGATTTTGCTTGATGAAAATCGAATAAATGGCGTTATGATTAGATCAAAATATGGACTATCGAGGGAGTAAAAAGCGGTAACAATTAAAATTTATACAATTGTTACCACTTGTTACCGTTGGTTACACTTTATCCAAAAAGATCAGCGTTTATTCAACTGTTTATTTATTCATCAGAAAAGGGGTAATAAACGGTAACAAAACCGTTTTGTTACCACTTGTTACCTTTTGTTACCGCCTAAAAAATATACGTCACTTTTTAATCAATCGTATGATATTTAGCCTTTGATTAGTTTGTGAACAGACTAGATAGTGAACGATTGTTTAAATAAGACTCAAATTGATCAAATTTTGAGGGTAACAGTTGGTAA